ATTGGTATAAGTTTCCCTTTCCATTCTGCCACCCATTTCACCACGTTTTCTTGCAGCATTTCTATCTGCTGCTCTTCGTGCTGCTGCCTTTCTTGCCTTTTCATAGGCAGTCTGTGCTTCATGAATCTTTGCAATTTCCTCTGCAGTAAACTTACCAGAATCGATAAGTGCTTGAGGATCAAACTCATCAGCAATTTTATCTGCCTTGGCAACATACTTACCTTTACCAGTCTTAGCAGCTTTTTGAAGATCCTTAATCTCCTTAGTTGCTAATTCATTCTGCTCATTATACATTTTAGCATATGCTTCAGCATATCCAAGAATCTCTGGACTATGCATGGAAAGATCTACTTCCTCACTAGTAGATCCTTTCTTGTGCTTCCAATTAGGATCATCCTTCTTCATCTTGCTACGTTCAAATGCAGCATAGTCACGTTCTTTCTTTGCTCCCTTCTTATCTCCATGCATACTATCATAGGTAGCATCATCTGTACCTTTCTTTGATCTGTCATAATCAATCACAGCAGCAACTGTTTTATATCCTTCTTTCTCATCAAGAACTTCTTTGTTCTTTTCATCATTAACAACATGCTCATGATACATTCCTTCAAGAATTTCTAGATGACCAACTGGAACATTCTTAATAACATTCTCACCAAACATTACATCATAATGACTAACATTACCAAACTGGTCAAGAGTATGCATTTCTTTGATGCATTCTCCCATACCAAAATGTTCGTGCTTTACTTTTGATGCACAGTCATGTCCTTTCTTCATCTTACTGCCTTTGGGTGTAGCAACTTTCTTTGGACCAACTTTACTGCCTTTAGGAAGATCTGCCATCTTTACTCCTTTACCATATCCTTCTTTCATGTGATCAGCAGCCTTATACATTGGCTTACCAGTTTTCACATTCTTCTTACCTGCTTTATATGCTTGATATGCAGGAGTGTTACCTTTCTTATCAGCATTAGTTACAGTATATTCTTCCTTAGACATCGCCTTTTTAATAGCCTTGTCTCTAGAACCCATATATTCATCAGTACCACTTTCTATCTTACCATCTCCATCATAATCTTTCTTTGCCTTCTTTCCTTTCTTATTTGGAGAACCAAAAGCATCATCATCCTTTTCCATCTTCTCTAATTTTTGACCAGCAGTTTTTGCTACTGATTCCATATAGATTGCATTCAATTCTGCAAGTTGTCTGCTGCTTCCAAATTCCATGTTTCAACACACTTTTTCTTTTATTTATGAAACCTTAACACTCCATTCAGAATTAGGATTCACTTTATCCATCCAATTAAACCCACTACCTTCAGGGTAAATGTATTGTCCATTCTCATCAAACTTACCTGAGGTGTCTGCTATCCTCGATTCCTTTGATGGATACTTGGGATAAGGTCTTGTTCCTGCTCTCATCTCTTGTCCCTTTCTTCTTCTAATCTGATTACCAGTTTCAGGCATATTATCTTTGTCCAACCAAGCAGTACCTAGTATCTCCTTGATCATCTCTTGTGTGTAACCGTTAGGATGACTCAAATTACTTCCCCTATTTGCATTCCATAATCTACATCAGGTGGAACTATCAAACAATATCCTATACCTAAATTAAATACTCTTTTCATTTCTTCCTCTGGTATTTCACCTGCAAGCATAATTTTGCTAAAGATCTCTGGCATTTTCCATGAATTATAATCAATACGGGCTTTCATTCCTTTAGGGATAACTCTATTAATATTCTCTTCTAACCCACCACCAGTGATATGTGCCATACCAACAATAGGTATCTCATCTCTCAACTCTTCTATTTGTTTTGCATAGATTGTTGTGGGTGTAAGTAACTCAGGAGTACCCTTACCAATATAACCATCATCAAAACCAATCTTATGTCTCCATAACATATCATTAATTAAAGTATATCCATTACTATGAAGACCGCTACTAGGTAAACCAATTATCTTATCTCCTTTCTTGATAAGACTACCATCTATTATTTCTGATTGTTCTACAATACCAGTACAAAATCCTGCAAGGTCATAATCTCTTTGTCTAAAATGCTCTGCTGTTTCTCCACCTATAAGTTCTATATCTGCTATCTCACATCCTTTAAGAATACCAACCATAATGTCAGCAACATTCTCATCTATCTTCTGAGTAGAAACATAATCTAAAAAGTATAGTGGTTTAGCACCACAAGTAATCACATCATTGACACACATAGCAACAAGATCAATTCCTATGGTTGTATAATCATTAGCAACTCTACATATGTTAATTTTAGTTCCTACACCATCAGTGCCAGATACTAAAACAGGTTCCTCATATCCACGAGGAACCTTAAACATACCACCAAAACCACCAATAGCAGGTGCTTTTTTCATTAATCTTTCTATGAAAGCATTTCCAGCTTCAATATCAACACCAGAAGTTTTATAATCCATAATTATTTTTTAGGTTTATCCCAAGGTTCATCATGAGATAAATCTAACCACCTTGGTAAATGCTCTTTTATCCATTGAAGAATCTTTTTCATTCTACCCAACGAGTAACAGTTAACTCAATAGAGTTATCCTCCATTTCCCATTCTTCTTCAATTTGAAATCCCATTTTCTTAACTTGATTATGAACTGTCATACGTGCATACTGTTGATTAACCTTATCCATAAATCTCTCTACAGGAATAGGTTGATTCCATGTTTCAAGATCTGCAACTAATTCATACTCGCCTGTCATTGGATTCAATCTAAAACCAATATCATTTGAAATAGCAAGTTCAGCCATCACGGTTTCATGTTTGATTCCATGAGCACCAGTCACTTTTAATTCTTGATCTTCTACTACATTATATTGAAGAAGTTCTAATGCTTCTTGCAATTCAGGTTTGTGTCTGATTTTCGTTTTTATTGCGGTGAAGTGTGACATGTTCGTTGACTATAGCAGGTTGGTAAAATTCTGGTTTAAATTGACGGGTTTCTAACTCACCAAGTTTTTTTTCAAGGGATTCTGTTAGATTTATACATTCATGAGATGCTGCACCAATAACTTCTTCAGTTACATAACCATCTTGTCGAATCGTAAACTTAAGTTTCTGTTGTTTAGGCATATTTAGAACTGTTTGGGATGGGTAACAACATCACCATGAATCTCACCAATATCATCTATATGTGCATGATCAATCTTTTCAATATGTAGGTGTTCTAATGCTCCAGCAATTCTTTCTAGGGCATTAGCAATTCGAGTAAACTCTTCACTCATAAATCTCCCTCCTTCCTATTCTCTGATTTATGAACATTAAACTCTCCACCAGGATATCTTGCTTTTAGTTTGTCTACATTCATCTCAATGATTTCATCGAATGTAGTATCTAGTGCCATACATGCTTGTGCAATGTACCAACAGATGTCACCCAACTCTCTCTTCATATGAAAGATATTCTCTTCATTATACGGTTTACCTTGTAAGATAATCTTCTTTACTACTTCTGTAAACTCACCAGACTCAGCAGTCAAACCAAGTGCAGCAGTCAAAAGATGAGGAAGATCTGCATCATAATCAAGTTCAAGTTCAGTAATACGAGAAAGTAATGAAGCTAGATTTTTACTAGGTTCACTAGTTACCTGATCAACAAAATCAAGATACTTTTCGGTGTCTACGGTCATAATTAAAATTCAATAAATTCGCTTTGTGGTAATCCAAGTTCTTCCTCTGGTTCTGGTTCAAAGGGAAGTCTGTCAACTGCTCTTGGCAATCCCTGTTGACCAGGTAATTCCTCAGTAGGAGTTACACTAACATCAACTGTCTCTGGATTGATAGGTTTAGGAGCATCAATTCTTCTATAAGTTAATGGTTGTACATCTTTATTAAGAAGAACTAGTTCTTGTGCATGTTTCTCCCATCCACAATCACAATACTGTTCTCCCTTTTCAGTAAAGACCCTATAAAAAGGATAGATAGACATTAAATTATAAAATAAGTAGCATCTTCATCGTTTAATTCATCCGATGCTTTGGCAATCTCTACATTGCCGCTATGGTTATAGTCTACATCATCAAAAAACTCTTGATCATCAGTAGACCAGACAAGTATGTTCTTATCTAATTGCTCTTTACTCAATTTATTGAGTATTTCTTTTAGTTCTGCGTATTTCATGAGAATTTAAATCCATCAAAGGATTTTTTAAATTTCTTTTCTTCGTTATTATACTCTTCTTCTTGTCCACTGTCAACGATATCTTCTTGTGCTGACTGTTCACAATCATACAATCTCATCTTTGCTCTATCAATCCCTACAACAAACCTTTTAAAAACTGTAGGATCATTATATCTATTCTTTAACTGCTTAACTAATATCTGATTCAACCCCTCCAACTCTTCTGTAGAAATAAGGGCAAGCATAAGGTCAGCAGTAGCAGGGAGTCCAAAAGATTCAGAGGTGTCAGTGAGATCAACATCACTACTACCGTAGCCGCTACGAGTAGTTTGAGTGGCAGATACAATCGGAA